CCATACCAAGTATAGATTTGGTTTTACTGGTACATTAGATGGCACACAGACTCATAAATGGGTCTTAGAGGGATTGTTTGGACCATCATACAAGGTAACTAGAACAGAAGAATTAATGCAACAAGGACACCTATCTCAGTTAGATATTCAGTGTCTGGTCCTTAAGCATCCACCTAAGAAGTTTGAGACGTATCATGATGAAATAGAGTATCTGATATCACATGAACAAAGAAATAAATTTATAACTAATCTTGCATTAGATCTAAAAGGTAATACTCTTATTCTATACAGTAGAGTTCAAACTCATGGAGCAATACTTTATGATAAGATAAATAATAGCAAACAAAATAATCGTAAAATTTTCTTTGTGCATGGTGGTGTAGATGCTGAACAAAGAGAACTAATCAGGGAGATAACAGAAAATGAGAACAATGCAATTATTGTTGCCAGTTATGGCACTTTCAGTACTGGCATTAACATCAAAAGACTACACAATGTCATCTTCGCAAGTCCATCCAAGTCCAGAGTTAGAAATCTCCAGTCAATTGGTAGAGTCCTTAGAAAAGGAAAAGACAAAGTAAAAGCAATATTGTATGACATTGGAGATGATTGTACTTACAATTCAAATAAAAATTATACTTTAAATCATCTCATAGAAAGAATCAAAATTTATAATGAAGAAAATTTTAACTATGAAATAATCACTATTCAAATCAAAAAATGATAGAAGAAGACTTTTATGCTACTGTAAAATTTAAATCTGGTGAAGAGATATTTGCTAGAGTGGGATACACTGAAGAGGATGATAGAACGCTCCTTCTTCTAGAATGTCCTGTTACTATTGAAAAAGTTAAGTCACGTGGCATGCATGCATATAAAATAGAACCTTGGTTAAAAACAACTAAAGATGATCTTTTTATAGTTAACTTAGATGATGTGCTTACCATGAATGAATCTAATGATCTAGAAATTATATCCATGCATGAAACGTTTGTTAAACAACAAGATACTTATTATAATCATGAAAAGAAACTAAACAGAAAGATGGGATATATATCTACTATTAAGGAGGCAAAGAAGTCTTTAGAGAAGCTTTATGATAATAGCTAAACCAACCCCTTTAACCCTGACAGAGTTAGTCTACATGCAATATAGGTACTTGTCAAGTATTGTGTTGAATGCTATAATAACTACATAATAGATAGTAAAGATATGACTCCTGCAAGAATCATGGGTAGAAGAAAAAGATCTGAACACTACGTCAATAATAAAGAGTTTCTTGCAGCACTAATTAAACTTAGAGAAGATATTGAGATTGCAGAAATTCAGGGTAAAGAGAAACCACGTATTCCAAGATACATAGGAGAGTGTTTTCTGAAGATTGCTACTCACTTATCTTTCAAACCAAACTTTGTTAATTACATGTTTAAGGAAGATATGATATCAGATGGAATTGAAAATTGTGTACAATACATACATAACTTCAATCCTGAAAAGTCTCAGAACCCATTTGCTTATTTCACACAAATCATTCACTATGCATTCTTACGTAGAATACAAAAAGAGAAGAAACAATTGGAGATCAAAAATAAGATATTGGAGAAAACAGGATATGAGCAAGTCTTTGAGAGAGACACTCTTGACGATTCTAACTATAGTGATTATAATCAAATCAAAGATGCTGTCCATTCTAAATTACGTAATTAATGAAGGTAGCAATAATTACAGACCAGCACTTTGGGTGTAGAAAAAATTCAAAACTTTTTCATGACTATTTCCTAAAGTTTTATCAAAATGTTTTCTTTCCAGTATTAGAATCTGAAGGTATCAATACAGTTATTGATATGGGTGATACCTTTGACAGTAGAAAGGGAATAGATTTTGCTGCATTGCAGTGGGCAAAAAATAATTATTTTGATAAGTTGAAAGAGATGGGCATCACTGTCTACACAATAGTGGGTAATCATACAGCATATTATAAAAATACTAATGATGTAAATGCTGTTGATCTATTGCTACGTGAGTATGATAATATTAAAGTATACTCTGAAGTATCATCTATAATGGTAGGTGATTGTAATATTACTCTTGTTCCTTGGATCAATAGTGATAATAGAGAGATGAGTGAAGCACTTATTAAAAAGTCAAGATCTCCTGTGTGCATGGGACACCTTGAGTTAAATGGATTCAGGGCTACACCAGGTCATATGATGGAACATGGAATGGAGTGGGATATATTTAAGAAATTTAAAAAAACATTCTCTGGACATTATCATTGTAGATCAAATCAAGATAACATTTACTACTTAGGTAATCCCTATGAGATGTTTTGGAATGATGTGAATGATCCTAATAGAGGATTTCATTTATTTGACACTGAGACATTAGAACACACTCCAATTAATAATCCATACAGACTACATCATATAATATATTACAATGATAATGATCATCAATTATTTGATGCAAGAGAGTTAGAAAATAAGATAGTAAAGATAGTTGTCAGACATAAAAATGATCAAGTACAATTTGAAAAATTTATTGATAAGGTGTATAATGCTAATGTAGCAGAACTTAAAATAGTGGAGAACTTTGCTTTGCATGATGCAGCAGAGTTTGAAGCATTTGAATCTGAAGATACACTTTCTATTCTCAATAGATATATTGAAGAAGCAGAAATAGATCTTGATAGATCAAGAGTGCAAAAATTGATACAAGAAGTCTATCAGGAAGCATGTGAGTTAGTCTAATGTTTATTCTTACAGTTGAAGGAAAAGAAACTGAAGGAGCATATTCTGTAACTGCTGATGATGGAGAGCAAGTTCTCTACCTTTTTGAAGATGAAGATGATGCTATTCGTTATGCTCTTTTACTAGAAGATCAAGATTATCCAGAAATGCATGTGATTGAAGTTGATGGAAAGGTTGTAATTAAAACATGCGAAATGCATGATTACAGGTACTCTGTAATTACTAAAAATGACATTGTTATTCCCCCTATAGAAGATGATATTATTTGAAAAAATATGTTGGAAAAATTTTCTTTCTACTGGGAATCAATATACTGAGGTTGAATTAGATGGTAAATCAACAACACTGATTATTGGTTCAAATGGTGCTGGAAAAAGCACTGTGCTAGATGCTTTGACTTTTAGTTTATTTAATAAACCATTTAGGAAAATTAGTAAAGCACAACTTATCAATACAGTAAATGAAAAAGATTGTAGAGTAGAAGTAGAATTCTCTATTGCAGAAACTAAATGGAAAGTAGTAAGAGGTATAAAACCATCTATATTTGAGATTCATAGAAATGATATATGTTTGGATCAATTTGCATCTGCTAATGATCAACAAAAGTGGTTAGAACAAAATGTAATAAAAATGAATTACAAATCTTTTACTCAGATTGTAATTCTAGGTAGCAGTAGTTTTGTTCCTTTCATGCAATTGAGTGCTACTAATAGAAGAGAAGTGATAGAAGATCTTTTAGATATTAAAATATTCTCATCTATGAATAATTTGATTAAGGATAAGATGCGTGGACTTAAAGATGAGATTAGAACTTTAGATCTTAAGAAAGAATCTCTTAATGAAAAAGTTAAGATGCAGACTGATTTTATGGAGAAAATTGAAAAGAGAGGGAATGATGATATAAAGGATAAGAGAAAGAAAAGTAGAGAGTTGGGAGATGAAATATGTGTATTGATGTTAAAGAATGAACACTCTAATGATCAAGTATATGGACTCACTAAAGAACAAGAAAAAGTAACAGGTGCTACAGAAAAACTACGTAAACTAGGAACTATAAAAGGAACTCTATCTAATAAAGTATCAACAATTACAAAGAAGACTAAGTTTTTTGAAGATAATACTGTTTGCCCTACATGTAAGCAGGATATAGAAGAAGAGTTTAGGTTAAATAACATTAGTGATGCTCAAGATAAGATAAAGGAGTTGCAATCTGGTTACAAAGAACTAGAGGAGGCAATTAAAAAGGAGGAGGAGAGAGAGCATCACTTCACAAAATTATCAAAGGAGATTAATTCACTCACGCATGGCATTTCTAAGAATAATACTCATATCTCTGGGTGTCAAAGACAAATCAGAGATCTGGAATCAGAAGTTCAGGAACTTACCAAACAACTTGCAAATAGAAATACTGAGCATGAGAAGTTAGAATCTTTCAAAGAAAATTTAGGAAAAACTTATGAAGACTTAGCTGTACAAAAAGACTCTATTAATTATTTTGATTTTTCATATAGTCTTCTCAAGGATGGTGGTGTTAAGTCTAAGATAATAAAGAAGTATCTTCCATTAATTAATCAGCAGGTCAATAGATATCTGCAGATGATGGATTTCTATATTAATTTTACTTTGGATGAAGAGTTTAATGAAACTGTTCAATCTCCTATACATGACAATTTTTCTTATGCATCTTTTTCTGAAGGAGAAAAGATGAGAATTGATCTTGCTTTACTCTTTACTTGGAGGGAGGTAGCAAGATATAAAAATTCTGTCAATACAAATCTTTTAATCATGGATGAGGTATTTGATAGTTCTCTTGATGGCATAGGAACAGAAGAATTTCTTAAGATTATTCGTTTTGTAATAAAGGATGCTAACATATTTGTGATATCACACAAAACAGGTATGGACGATAGGTTTGATAATGTGCTAAAATTTGAAAAGATAAAAGGATTTAGTAGGTTAGCATTATGAATGAAGGACAAATGCAAGAGTTAAGAGATTTAAAAAATAGATTAAATAAATTGCAGTATGATTTTGATAAATTAAAAAATGCTATACTATTACATCCAGAAATTGGAGATAGGATTCAAAAAAACATTTGGTCATGAAAATATTAATCACAGGACATAAAGGATTCATAGGAAGTTACCTATGGAATCATATTAAAAATTCTGGAGTGGATGTAGAACTGGATGGCATAGATTTTCCTGATGATATAGGAGATTTTAAATCTGATAAAATATATGATGTAGTAATTCATCTTGCTGCCTTTGCTGCTCTGAGAGAAAGTTTTGAAGATCCTGATAGGTTTTGGGAAAATAATGTAGAGAAGTCTAAACCTATCTTTGATTATTGTGGAGAGAATGATATAAGATTACTCTATGCTAGTTCTGCTGGTGCTCATGGGTGGTCTCAAAACCCTTATGCTGTTACCAAGAAGGTAAATGAATTACAAGCACCACCTAATAGTGTGGGCATGAGGTTCTTTAATGTATGGGCAGAGGAGGGAAGTAGACCTGATATGCTTTATAGGATGCTTCAAGAGAATACTGCCAAGTATATCACCAAACATAAAAGAGATTATATCCATGTTCATGATATTGCAACAGCAATCCTTACGTTGATTCCTGCTTCATTTACAGGACATTTAGATATAGGATATGGTGAGTCTATTCCTGTTATGGATATAGCAAAAGCAATGGGTAAGGATCTTCCTATCAAGGAGGACACACCAGGTGAACCAGATAGTTTGTGTGCTGACACAAGAGAGTTGACTGAGATGGGATGGTATCCTACAATAAATATTGTGGATCATCTCAAGAGTTATGAGAACTCCTAACTGGCAACATCATTCTAAGAAAGAAAAGAAGAGAACACTGAAACCACAGGCATTGCGTCAAGCAAGGAAAAAACGTGGACAGTTGATAAAGCGTCTACTCACCCACCCAAAAGGTGGGTTTTTTAGTATGATAGGTATATCAAAAGAAAAGTTACATGGCAGTTCAACAAGAAATTAAATCACAACTAGCTAAACTGCTTGCTACTGAAGACTTGGTGGTAGAGCATAAAGATGTCCCTACAGCACAGTTCAATGTGCATACTAGAGAGTTGCTTCTTCCTATGTGGGAAAAGGCAAGTAATCATGTATATGATATGTTGGTTGGTCATGAGGTAGGACATGCACTCTTTACACCTGATGAAGAGATGGGTGTAGAAGTACCTGCACAGTTTTTAAATGTAGTAGAAGATGTAAGAATAGAGAAGTTGATGAAGAGAAAGTATCTTGGTATTGCTAAGACTTTCTATAGAGGATATCATGAGTTGCATGAGAAAGATTTCTTTGAAGTAAAAGATGAAGATATGAGTAAACTTAATCTCGCTGATAGGATCAACCTATACTATAAGGTAGGTGCATTCTTTGATGTAGATTTTACAGAGAGTGAGGATAGGATTGTTGAGTTGATTGGTAAGTGTGAGACTTTCAAAGAAGCAAAGGAAGCAGCAAAGATTCTTTATGAGTATTGTAAGGAAGAAGTAAATCAAGAACAGCAAACACAGAAGAATGAGGAAGAGGGTGATGGTGAGATGGAAGTACCTGATAATTCATCAGATCTAGAGACTGAAGAAGTAGATGGTCAAGAAGTTGATGATGAGACACCTGATGCAGAACCTGCTCCACCAGTAGCAGAAGAAGAGAAAGAACCAGAAGTTCAAACTGCTGAGTCATTGGAGAGTCATCTTCAAGATCTAGTAAGAGAGAATGCTGTAGAGAATGTTTATCTTGAAGTTCCTGATTTGGATTTAGATAAGATCATTGCTACTAATGAAGACGTTCATAAAGAGATTGATAAGTCATGGAAACAGCAGACAGACTTTATTCAGGAGCATACAGATAGGAAATCAAATTTATTTGAAGAGGTGGATGCAGAGTACAATCAGTTTAAAAGAGATGCTCAGAAGGAAGTATCATATCTTGTAAAGGAATTTGAGTGCAAGAAAGCTGCTAGTGCTTATTCCAGAGCTGCTACTAGTAGAACTGGTGTATTAGATACTGCTAGACTTCATACATATAAGTTCAATGAGGATCTATTCAAAAAGGTAACAGTTCTACCTGATGGTAAGAATCATGGTCTAGTCTTTGTTCTTGACTGGTCTGGTTCTATGTCTAGAGAAATGCTTGATACTGTCAAGCAACTTTATAATCTTATATGGTTCTGTAAGAAAGTATCTATTCCATTTGATGTATATGCTTTTACTAATGAGTGGAAGAGAAGAGAGCAAGATCCTACTGGTCAATGGAATCCAGTAGATAATGAGTTGCCATATGAACCTCAAGAATATAACTTTAGAGTTGAAGAAGATTTTTCTTTAATGAATCTCTTTACTAGTAGTGTAAGAAATAATGAGTTGGAGCATCAATTAAAGAATATATGGAGGATTGCTAGTGTATTTTCTAATTACTATGGTAGCAGATATAGTTATCCTACCAGGTTATGCTTATCAGGAACACCATTGAATGAAGCACTTATGTGTCTCCATCAAATTCTTCCTAAGTTTCAGAAAGAGAATAATGTAGAAAAGGTACAGTGTATTGTCTTGACTGATGGTGAAGCAAATTCCATGCCTTATCATGTTATGGTAAAGGATTACTTCAATTCTGATGAGTGGAAGATGGGACTAAAGGCTGTTAATTCTTCTTGTTGTTCTTTAAGAGATAGATCCTTAGGTAAGGTCTATAGGTTTGGTTATTCTTGGTGGAACTTTACTGAGGTTCTTATTAATAATCTACAAGACAAGTTTCCTTCATCCAACTTTATAGGTATTAGAGTTCTTCCTGTAAGAGAAGGAAGTAATATTATAAGAAGATATTGTGATGATCCTGCTGACTATGAGAAGTGCCTTAAGGATTGGAGAAAGTTAAAGACATTCACTATCAAGAGCAGTGGTTATGATGCATACTTTGGTCTTTCATCTAGTGCTCTTGCTGATGATACTGAGTTTGAAGTTAAGGAAGGTGCAACAAAAGGACAGATTAAGACTGCTTTTGTTAAGTCACTAAAGACTAAAAAACTAAATAAAAAGGTGTTAGGAGAATTTGTTTCTTTGGTGGCATGAAGACATTCAATCAATTTTGCTCTCAATTAGATGAGAGCAGTCTAAGTAGAATAAAATCCAAATCTGATAAGGGTGGCATAGCCACTCTTTCAGGTTCTAGAGATGATAAGTCTAAGAAAGAAAATAAGGCAAGAGCAAAGCAGTTAGATAAAGATATCAAGGGTAAGGGTTTACCTGGTGCTACAAAGGTAACTGGTTCATATGTAGAGAAGGGTGATGATGGTAAAGAGAAGAAGGTAAAGGAAAGAAGTCATGTTGTCACTTCTGGTAAGAAGGGTAAAAGAGCTTTCAAGAAAGCAGTTAAGTCACTAGGTAAGAAGTATGGGCAGGATTCAGTATTGACACAAACCAAAAAAACTGGTACACTATCAGCAACAAGGAAAGGTGGACTAGGTAAGAAACCAAAGAATAAGAGACCTTTAGGATCAACTAAGAGAGTTGGTTTAGGTAAATTTAAACCACAAGGCAAAAACCCAGAGGGTCAATCGCAAATCAAAGGAAAGACTTTTACTTATGGATAAAAAACTTTATGATGATTCCAATTGGAGAGAAGAATCTATACCTTATCACTCTGGCAAACAAGCAGAGTTATTGAAAGATGGACCTCATAGTCTTGCTCAATCATGGATGATGGGAGCAATGTATAATCAATGGAAGAAGAGAAATGGTTATGATAAGTATGACCCTCAAGAAAATGAAGGTCAACTGCAGTCATCTATGAAAGAATTTTTTCGACGACAAAAAGATCAAGGTATCTAGATGCGTCTGTAGCTCAGTGGATTAGAGCATTTGACTACGGATCAAAGGGTCGGGAGTTCAAATCTTCCCAGACGCGTGACAATAAACAAAGTGGCACAGTGGGGGTTTAAAGACCCCTTTTTTGTTCTATAATATGTTTATTGAAAGGAACTCCACTACATTATGTTTGAAATTAAAATGACTGAAAAGCAAATTGTTGATGGATTGAGAAGCAACTATGGTAAAGAGTTCACTGCTCCTGATGTGCGTGGATTCTGTGCTGCCAATGACATTGCTTATCAGACTGTTACTAAGAAGATAGAACAATATAAAGTTGGTAGAGGCAAGTGGAATCTTGAAGTTACTACCAAAGCAGTACAGAATATAGAGAAGTCATTCAGTGCTCCTGCTGTGGAACCTACAGTGCAACAAAACTTAGTTCCTGATAATGATGATACATTTGTAAAGTTTGGTCCTTTTGCTGATGTAAAGAACATCATCAAGTCTAAGCAGTTCTATCCTACATTTGTTACAGGTCTATCAGGTAATGGTAAAACTTTTGGTGTAGAGCAAGCATGTGCTCAATTAGGTAGAGAGTTGATTAGAGTCAACATTACCATTGAGACTGATGAGGATGACTTGATTGGTGGATTTAGATTGGTTGATGGTGCTACTGTATGGCACAATGGTCCTGTTATTGAAGCACTTGAAAGAGGTGCAGTTCTATTACTAGATGAAGTTGACCTTGCATCTAATAAGATACTCTGCTTACAACCAGTGCTAGAAGGTAAAGGATTGTTCCTTAAGAAGATTGGTAAGTTTGTTCAACCAGCAGCAGGTTTTAATATCTTTGCTACTGCTAATACAAAAGGTAAAGGTTCTGAGGATGGTAGATTCATTGGTACAAATGTTCTTAATGAAGCATTCCTAGAAAGATTCCCTGTTACCTTTGAGCAAGACTATCCATCACCTGCAATGGAGACTCAGATCATAAGGAGACACTCTGCTAGTGTTGGATGTCATGATGATGGTTACATCAAGCATCTTGTAGACTGGGCAGACATCATTAGAAGAACATTCTATGATGGTGGTATTGATGAACTTATCTCAACCAGAAGATTGGTGCATATCATTAGAGCATATAGTATCTTTGGTGATAAGTTGAAAGCAATCAAGGTATGTATCAATAGATTTGATGATGAGACTAAGCAAGCATTCCTTGAACTATATGACAAGGTAGATGCAGATGTAGACATTGCCAAAGTGGAGGAATGATGTTA